TATAATCCAATGGCGTTAAATACCTTTATAAAGACATTAATTGAAAATATACCAGAAAAACATATTCCACTAGAACTAGATTTAGTACTGGATGGAGGCGCATTTAATGGAGTATATATGTTGGGTGGTCTCTTTTATATCAAAGAATTGGAAATCAGAGAAAAAATAAAGATAAAGCGGGTTTCTGGATGTAGTATAGGGGCTATTTTGGGAATATTGTTTCTTATAAACAAGATGGATGTAGCAATCGAAATATGTAATCATTGTTATAAATATTTAAGACGTCATCAACACCTTAAAAAGGTAATCAATCTATTTCAGCATATTTTAAATGATATAATAAAGGAAGAAGACGTACATATAATAAATAACCGTTTTTATTTGACATATTTTGATACGATATTAGGGCGACAAATAGTGAAAAGACGATATAAATCGAAGGATGAATTAATTAGTAATATAATGAAATCACACTATGTTCCGTATTTAATAGAGAGGGCACCGACAGATAGTGATGGTTGTATTGATGGAGCATTTCCGTATATATTTAAAGCTAGACCAACAAATAAAAGGAAGATATTATTTTTTAACTTACAAACATTTGATAAAATCAAGAAGATGATTTTTATCAAGAACGAGAAGAATATTTATCCGCGATTATTGGAAGGGTTAATGGATACACATCGTTTCTTCGAAACAAACACGAGTAACAACATGTGTAGTTATGTAAATGATTGGAACATGATTGATATATTATTATTTCGATTGAGAGAAATAGTATACGTAATACTGTTTTATATATTTCGTGTTGGACTACATATAGATGGACTTTTACCAGAAAGTTGGAAAAAAGACACATTTATTCAACAACATGTATCGATTTTTAAATATATATGGAGAGATTTTATGATATATTTAACAGTGTGAAAACATGGACCCGATATACAACTAAAACGATATACACATGGACCCGATATACAACTAAAACGATATACACCTGGACCCGATATACAACTAAAACGATATAAACAGAATTGTATTATATATTATAATGGAATCTCGTAAAATTATAGAGGTAGATGATTTGAACCGGTATTTATCAAATCCGGATACATATTACGTAAAATATAATGTGGAACACAGAGAATATTTCATGCAAAAATATATTCACCAATTGAAGATTGTAAATACGCCTGATATAGTTGAATATGACGAGATAAATAAAGTTATGGTTATGATGAAGGTTGGTAAGAATAATTTATCACATAATTATGGTGAAGATGCGAATGATATACCATTTGACCTATTTGATAGTGTCGTTAAAATAGTACGTACTCTTGTATTGTATGGAATAGAATATCCAGATTTAACAGGATACAATTTTGTAGAAGATGTGGATACATATGGTAAAATTTGGATAATTGATTTCGAGCATGCAACACTTACAAGACCCAATGACATTACAAATATTCATATAAAAAATATATGTAATGGAACCAGAATATGGAATCCTGATTTTAGATGAGATTGTTATCTAGAAAATTCCAAATATTCTCTTTTTACCTTTTCGTTTCTTTGTGTTTCCTTTTGCTTTACGGTTATCCATTTTTTTCTGAGTGACTGTTTTTTTACTCTTTCTAGTTGTGGACGACTGTTCATTTTCCTCCCGTTCTTGTTTTGTTTCAGCCGGTATATAACGTAAAAACCATGATTCGTATTCCACCGTATTTCGGCGTTCTTTTAATTCCTTGTACTTTTCAGCCTTTACATTTCTCATATCTTCCAAGGTTTCTTGTTTACCATAGCAATTCACACTAAATCGTTTTAATAAACCCTTTTGTTCCAGTCTATTTTTTTGCTGAACATCAAATAAATACTGCGCCATACATAAAATACGATTTTCATCATAATAGTCACGTCCACTATAGAAAAAAGCAAAATAAAAACTCAACATTGTATCAATCGTCGCAACACGAACTGTTTTATTTCCCTTTTTGATAGTATTATAACTATGACATGCCAATGGTTTATAGATAATGGCAACAGTTTCTTCAATATTATTAATTTTCACTTTCACTTCATAATGAGGCGCAATAATTTCTCCAATACTATTGCGTTTTATAATACGTATACCAGTGTATTCAAAATCTTCCAACCTTTCTTTCAATATAGTGGCGGCCTGTTCTGGGTCTTCAGCCAAGACATCAAAATCAGGTGTTTTTTGAAATAATTTCTTTTGCTTGGCAGGCATGTAGGTAGAATAAAGAAAACTAGCATAACCGCCAAAAAAAATCAAACCTTGATCAATAAATGAGTCACGAACGGTATAGTATAAATGTTCTGACTGTTTGGCATCCTCTCGTTCAAATTCTCGTTGAAATGTTTTTGGGTCGCATTGTTTACCACGCAATGGATAATTCTTATTTAATAATAAGAGGCGTTTCAACACTTTTTCCCACCGACTGATATCACCAGCTGGTCTAGAAAGTTCTAAATACATATTCATACGAAGAAAATTAGGAGGGCAATATAATATACTGTAAACACGCATAGCTTCTTTTTGAACACGTTTGAATAATAATTTTTCTAAATAAGTAATATCAGCTACAGGAATGAAATTAACATAGACTTTGTACGTTCCATGATGAACTCCTGACTTTGCTTCTACCTCTTGAAACCCAGCTTTATAATAAATATCAGCCAATTCTTTTGCGTCTTCGAGCGCATCTGGTGAATAAAAATCATAATCGGGAATTTCAACATCCTTATCATAAAATTGGTCTTCTAAAGGAAGAATATTATTAATAGCGGTTCCGCCATAACAAACAAGTCGTTTTTTTTTTAGAAAATCTTCTAAAATAGAGATGATTTTTTTCACATCTGGGTCGCTAACGGTTTGTCGACCTTTTCGTTTTTCCGCAATATCTATAGCGTTTCTTAATATATCAATTTCTTTTTCTTCCAAGGTCATTTTCGAATTACATGTACTCATATTTGGATATATATAATAAGTATACAAATTTATTATATATATATTATTCATTACTATTTGAATATATGCGTCTAGGAATATAGATACTTATACACTAACTGAATAATAGTCGGTTGACACCGTACGTGTAGTAAAAGAGTTTGCTGGGTCTTGTGGTTTGGGGTCAGGTATAGTGACAGGTACATATCGTAAATAATCTGGTTTTAAAGCAAAGGCAGAACCGACCTTATCAAAGAATAAACTATAGTACTCCATATTGGAATCAAAATTTTGAAAACACATACCAACCCATTGGCATCCATAACTAAAGTTCAATGCGGCTGGCACATTATTATTATATACGCTGAGGTCTGGCATGGTCATGCTCATGTTTTTCTTGTTGTATTCAATTAATTCAGTTGAATCTGGTGCGTTGACAATATCGTATTGTCGTGAAGCTCTTAAAAAGACAGAATTAGAAGCAATATTCACATATTCCTTTAGAGGCGTATTTTCAAACAGAGGATTTGAACGGTCAATTGAAATAATAATTTTGGTAGTAAAGGTTTTTAATGGAAGTGACCCCAAATTATTGCCATTATATTCATAACTATACTCTTTATCTAACAATCTAGAAGAAAAGGTTGTATAAATATCAGTTGCCATCTGCTGATATATTTTTTCATTATTACTGGAAATACGAAAATGTAAAATCAATGGATCATTTGGATTCGGACATGACCCACCACTAAATGCGTAATTATTAACTGTTTGTAGACCTGTGCTAAAATCTATTTGGTTATACATTTGTTTTATAGAATTATTATCAACAGCTGATGTAGCAATCACTGGCTTATCATTAACTGAATAAATTTCAAAATCTAACACACGCGCACCTTGTTGAATACATGTTTTCAAAGCACATACATTCACATAATCATTCTTAAATTGACCACCACAACAACAATTGTAGGCAGTTTTGACATAATAATCTCTTAATAAATATTGGTATGTAGCATCATTTGGATTATATGAAGATATGAGAGGAAACCCGGTATATATTTCCCCTAGCGCCTTACAATTTTGTTTGTTAAGACGAATTTTACCAATTGTATACATAGTTATTCCAACTATTAATATGAGGATTACTCCATAAGCCATATATTTTATAGTATTAGCGCTATTTTGACCACTGAATAAATTGCCAACACCATTTTTTAAATTGTCCATACCATTTTTTAAATTGTCCATACTTATAATAGTAAATGAAAAAATAATTTGATAAAAAAATACATTGATACAAATAATTTATTGATAATTATATTTAAATTTATAAAAAGTTAAATATAATTATTGTATCATAAATATATATCTATGCCAGGAGGATTACTAAACATTGTAGCATATGGAAATCAAAATGTATTTTTAAACGGAAATCCGTCCAAGACCTTTTTCAAAACAACGTATAAAAAGTACACTAATTTTGGCTTACAAAAGTTTCGACTCGATTACGATGGACAGCGTAATTTGAGAATGTCAGAATCATCTAAATTTACTTTTAGGATGAAACGATATGCTGAATTATTACTAGATACTTATTTAGTAGTTCAGTTGCCTACCATATGGAGTCCAATTTACCCTCCTCAAGATTGTTCGGGAAATTGGGCACCATATGAGTTCAAATGGATTGACAACTTGGGCACACAAATGATTGAAGAAGTGGAAATTGTGGTTGGTGGCCAAACCCTAAATCGGTATTCCGGAGCTTATCTATTAGCTATGATTCAGCGTGATTTTACAGCCGAAAAAAAAGCACTATATGATAATATGTCGGGTAATGTTCCCGAATTAAATGACCCTGGAAATGTTGGCCCACGCGTCAATGCTTATCCAAATGCGTATTATACGTCTAGTTCAGTTGGACCAGAACCATCCATAAGAGCCAGAAAATTATACATTCCTATTAATTTTTGGTTTACTTTAGCAGCTAAAATGGCCTTTCCATTAGTGGCTATTCAATATAATGAATTGGAAATAAATATCACCTTACGACCAGTTCAAGAATTAATAGTTATCCGCGATGTAACTGACCAACAAAATAATTATCCGTATATTCAACCAAATTTTAATGAACCATTACAACAATTTTATCGTTTTTTACAACCTCCTCCAGACATTTCATTAAATACGACTTCTTCGTATCAAGACAAACGCACAAATTGGAACGCAGATGTTCATTTAATATCTACGTATGGATTTTTATCAGAGGAAGAGTCGAAAGTGTTTGCTACCCGAGAACAAAAATACTTGTTTAAATCTATTTACGATTGGAAGTTTTTCAATGTTACCGGTAGTCAACGTATTAAATTGGAAAATACCATGGGGATGGTATCATCTTGGATGTGGGAATTTCAACGAACAGATATTAATTTACGAAATGAATGGAGTAATTACACGAATTGGCCATATAAGTATTTACCACAAGAGGTAGATTTCGCAGACGTATCTGGAAATTGGACGATACTAGACTGTTCGGGGGCAACAAACATTGGTCCTGGTTATAATCCAGCATCCGGTCAACATACCGGGTATTTTACTACTGGAGATTTTGCCCCCCAAAATCAAAAGGATATTTTACTTCAATTGGGTATATTATTGGATGGAAAATACCGAGAAAATATGTTAGATGCCGGTATATATAATTATGTGGAAAAATATGTAAGAACATCTGGTAATGCGCCAGACGGATTGTATAATTATAGTTTTGCGATTCACAATGATCCATTCGATTTTCAACCATCGGGTGCTATGAATATGAGCAAATTTCGAGATATTCAATTAGAATTTACTACATATAGTCCACCACTAGACCCAGCAGCACAATCGCTCACCATATGTGACCCATTAACTGGTGAAATCATAGGTATTAATAAACCGACTTGGAGAATATATGATTACAATTATAATTTAACAGTATTCGAAGAGAGATATAACATTATAACATTTGTTGGTGGCAACTGTAGTCTTATGTATGCTCGATAAATCCAACTAATTCGGCGACGACTACTCCAAATATATTTTATTGTAAAGAGTAAAATATATTTAGTTACATTTAGTTGGAATATTTATTATCATATTCAGTTATAAGAATATTTTTAACACGTGGTAACAATTCAGCCAATGGTTTCTGCTCCGTCATTCGAATAATTTCAACTGAATCGTACCATACTTTCTCATCTGTATCAAACCATCTCCACTCACTTGTATATCCAAGTAGTAATAATGTTTTTATTCCCATTACGCCACCCAGATGAGCAATTGACGTATCAATTGTTACAAGTATATCTATATTACGCAATAAAGATATGGTATCTACAAATGGTTTGGTGTTATCAAGTGTATCATACCGTATTATTTTATCAGCAAAATCAATATGTGAAAAATCAGTAGATATTGTGTTATCCAGACGATGTAGACAAAATGATTGAATTCTATCGTCTGTACAAATATCTTTGAAATCGTTTAATTGAACGCATTTGTCAATATATGAAATTAACAAACCACTATAAACAATACCGACTTTTAACTTATTATCGAAAGGTGTCAATTTGTTTTGCCAGACGTTATTGTTATCGACATCTTCTACCATATAATTTATAGTGTTTGGGGTAATTTGTTCTAGTTTTAAAATATATGGAAGTGACATAATATATAACTTCTTGTCGTAAATAGATAAATCAAGTGGTCGTGAATCATCACAAACTATAATATTTTCATATTGTTCGACATTGAATAAATGAGATATATTTGATTTACAAAAATAAGTTATTTTTAGTTTCGGAAATTTTCCAGATAGTTCAATAATAAATCGAAAATATTGTATATTATCGCCTATGCCTTGTTCATATATAATTATTAGATGATGACATATATCAGTTCCATTCCAATATTGTATTGATGGGATTTCAGCGCGCGCTATTTGGTTTGTTTGTGTGGAAATATCATTACTTGCTAGTCTACTTTCGTATAGTTTATATCCCTTTAAAAATTGCTTTTTTGATAAATACGGAAAACATGAATTATACAAGTCCTTTGCTGATGGGTTTCGCAGAGATTCATATGATTTAATCGATGCGTCATATTGCTTAGTGTGTAGATATAATTCGCCTAAACGTGAATAGACACTATCACCTGGATGTAAGCGCAAAGATATATTTAAACAAACAAGTGCTTGATTGTATTCTTTTAATGTTATGTGACATACCGCAATATTATTAAACACATCCGATATATCATTTTTAACGGTTAATATTTGTTTGAAATGATAAATAGCTGTTTTATGATCGTTACACTTTACATAATACATACCTATTTCATTGTGTAGAATACAAAATTCGGGGGTACGTGTTTGAGTATATGTAAGTAGTTTTTTAAAATGGCGGATAGCGTCTACGTATATATTGGTATTACTATTATTGATAATAGTTGTATTTCTGTATGATTCTAATATATAATTCAAATATGTACCGTTGTCTCGTTGCGTAGTATACAAATCAGTACATTCTTTTATAACAGTTTCGTATTGTTTATTCATCATATACTTATCCATTTTATCTATCATTTTTTTTAAATGCGCCATACTACTATAATACTAATATATCCAGATATATTTAATATATTATATTATATATATCC